ATAAGCCGCTGTGGCGGAATTGGCAGACGCACTTGACTCAAAATCAAGCGGTTAGTAGCCGTGCCGGTTCGAGTCCGGCCAGCGGCATCGAACTTAATCTCTGAATTCCTTGTAAATCCAGTGTTTGCAAGGGGTTTGGAGATTTTTTATTATGCTTATGGGGCACAAATGGGGCAAACTATAAAATTTTTAACTCCCTTAGCTGTTCGTTTCGCTTACTTTCTAATTTCTTTGTGACGTGGAGATAAATTTCTTGTGTAACTCTGCTGTCATTATGTCCAAGTCTTTTTGAGATACTGTCAATGTCAATTCCTTGCTCCATCAGTAAACTGGCATGTGTATGCCGAAGAGTGTGCGGTGTGATTCTCCGCGCAATGATTCGTTCAGATGTTTCACGTAAATATTTAGAGTAGCAATCGAAGTTGATGTGTTCTTTCGTTG